ATCATCGCCGTCGGCCTGCGCGGTTTTCACAATATCATCAATGTCAAAAAAGTCTGGGTGGCCTCCATCCAATACTAGGCAATGCACAGGAGGGTTGCTTATTTTCATCCCCTTGGTAATTCGCTTCGCGTCCGCGGTTTTGAATATACCTTTCGACTTCAGCAGCTTTATAGTTTCGGCGTAGTCTATCTGGTATTCCACACAGTATTTTTTGAATGGTTTGGTGACTATGTATATGTCCTTAGTATCAGGCTCGTATCGGATGCGTAGTTCCCCGTAGGTAGGGTCCAATGCTGGAGGGGCGTCTAGCAAGGTGCGCGAGTCTGCATCGCCCTTAATCACCAACGTGCTTTTAATGTTGGAATTCATATAGTCGCCAATAATACTCACTACATCCACGACAGGGGCGGTGACTTGGCCGCGCATCGTATCAATCATTTCCATTGTGTAGTCCAATATTGGGTTCAAATCCCACGATAGTAAGCCACACTTATCTTTAGCGATCATCCCACCAGCAATGTTGGATGCCGCTACAGCGGACCATATGCGCTCCCGCTGCGTCAGCCCCAATTCACGGTCGAGGTTTGACTGCACACGCGCTGCTATGTCCACAGCTTGCTTCTTGTTCTCCACCAACCAGCGCGCGTATTTAGGACCGGCGTGGCCATAATTATGCAGCAACTGGTGGTCAAAGAATTGTTTGGCTTCTGCTTGGTCTATGGAGTCTGTCTGCCGGATATGGTACTCAAGCAACCGCATCATTTCGCCATCTGCTCCAGTCTTCTTACCACCTAGCTTCTGGTAAAAGGACGAGTTGGAGGAGCATAGGGCGATTGTCTGCCAAGAGGTAAAATTCTGGCGTAGTTCATTCGTGCTGCCCTTCATACGCTCCTTACCCTTACCCTGCGATACAGAGTACGCAAGTTCGGAGAACTCCATGTCACTCATATTGGTCATTTCGTCTATGGTGTATGGCAGGTTGTTGTAAACACCGAGACGCGTGATCTTCGCGTTCATCGTGTCCTGCTTAATAGTACACATCCCCTCGGGGGAGCCGTACACGCTATTGCACATATGCAGAATTGTGGTCTTACCTGTGCCGGAAGTAGGGTAAATCACGTTGACAATAGCCCCGCGCTGCCCCGTAAACTTCAGTAGGGGCGCGCCAAACGCCGTCAGGGCTGCAAATGCGTGGGGTTCGTGGCCCGGACGCCCATAGAGGTCGAATACTTCTTTCCACTTCTCAAAGCTGCCCCTTGGGCCAATATGCGGCACAAGTGGGGCTGTAACCGTGGAAGGGGGGCTGTTGTGGAATCCATCCGCTGCAACTTCTACATCACCAATAATAAACTTGGTGTCCTTGTCGGTCCACCCAAACTGCACGCGCATATTTTCTCTCCTCCGCCCATTGTTTTGTAGTTCACCTATCATGCGAATTATATAGGTTACTAACCATCGAAATTGTTTGTCCTCGCAGGCTACCCCTTGGGATGCTAGCACATCACGCCAATCCCCGTTGCCTTTGATTGCTTTAAGGGGCACCATGAATTCCTGCACTCCCTCCGCTGGTAGGTGTAGGCGCATAAGTAGTGTCTCGCCGTCCGCAGGGTCGTGCATACGCTTCACTACATATAGATCGTTGGCGTATACCAACCTAGGTTCGGACTCTTCATCCACTGCGTCTAACCAAATACCCCCTGTTTTAGGGCGCGTGAAGCCCCAAGGGGCTTTGGTTACTTTATATTCTACGCCATCTTCCGTTAACTCCCGTTCCTCTTCGGTTGCGGGGGTTATGACTTTACCTAGTTGGATAGGGGTCTTTATCTTGCCCCAATGGGGGCATGAGGGACATATGTTCGGATTTTCTTGGTCGAATATTGCGCAGCTTTGTGGGCCACCTGTCTTGGCGGCTTTTTTATCCGCCTCTGTGGGGTCATAGTCGGGGTGGTTTTGGGACACGCCCGCTATCGCCTTGTCGCGCTCAATACATCTGTCTGCTATCGACAGCGCGGCGCGCCATAAAGGCTCTGAGAGGGTGGTATTGTCCTGCACACATTGTAAAAGCTGTTCGCACCCGTCCCCGGCAAGGGAGCGGTCCATGATACGCTTGAAGCTGGAGTCTATTGTGTCCAGAAGCTTCTTACCAAGTTTGGTCTTCCCCCTTGGCGCGTTACCAAACAGGCTGCTCCCCGCCACTGGTGTAGCAACTGATGCTATCAGACTCGACATGAAGGGCGCAGCAAACTCGCTAAGGCTCTGCGACGTGTATCTATCCTGTATTACCTTTACGTCTCTAGGTGTATCTTCTTTGAAATTCTTTGTATTTGGAATACGCAGGATGCGGGATACTTCAAAGACAGCAGGGTCAATAAGCAGGCCATGTTCCCTGCATCGGGCCTTTAACTGCGCCGCTACAGGTTCCCACTGCTCTCTGGTAACATCCTCCGTCAGCGGCCAATACACATGAAGCCCACCACCGCTGCTAACAATGATAGGCCTTTTCATGCCTTCCGCTTTTATGAAGCCTTGTAGTGCCGCAATAGCATCATCTTGGGTTGCGTACCCCTTACCAGTTTTGGCCTTATCTTCACCACAGTCTATATCAAGCCAGAAGGCACGCAACGCCTGCACGTTGGACTTTTTGCGGTCTTCCTTTGTTTTGAATTTGGCGAGCGAAAAGAAAACATTACGCTCCTTCGCAACCATAGTGGGTACGTAAGCATCCACTTCTGCGCGGGTCTTGAAAAACTTTTGTACGATGCTGCCTTTGATGCTTACTACGCAGAACCACCCTCCGGCGGGCTGCACAATATTCATAAGGTCAATAGTCACAGTGCAGCCCCATCCAATATACCGTTTGAAAGCCCCTCGTCACGCGGAGGCGTTTGATATGAATTTTCTTATTTGCGCAGTATGCTCTTTGCTAGGCTCGAAGGCCCCACGGAACCATAGGTATATGGTTTGTCGAGAAACACCAAGCGTTGAAGCGGCGTGGTGGACGGGTATGCGTTTTGATATGCACACCCGCCCTAATCTTACTCCTAGCTTGGTATCGTCAGCTAAGGCATTTTGCGCTACGAGATTTGTGTCGTAGCCTCTAGCCATTAGCTTTCCTCTTCATCGCCCCAATCTTTAAGCACTTGGGATAGGTCGCGCTTCTTCGCAGGTTCTGGGGGCGCGGTCTTCTTCTTTTTGCTTACCACAGGCTCGGCGTCGTCTTCTGCGCTCTCAAAGAAACCAGCGTTGGCAGTCGCTGCTGCCTCTACAGACTCCTCTGGTATCGGAGCGGGTGCATCATCGTCGTCATCGTCGGGTTCTTCCTGCGCCACCGCCTTCTTAACTACCTTGTCGGTTTGCGATACTTGCAGGGACACATAGGACTCCGCTTCTGGCCGCTGCTGCGCTGCGATAACAGCATCAAATTCTGCATCCGTCAGGTTCCGCACAGGTTTGAAATTGACCTTCATCGTTGGGGATGATTTATCGAAGGACACTCTGGTTACTACTGTATCAGGGCTTTCGTTGTGGGCTACCAAGAATTTTGAGTAGCTTTCAAACGGATGGGTGTTGCCATCCCCCTTGCCAAATAGGGAAGCCGCGGGAATATTCATCTGGTACAACTCACCTTCAGGGTCACCCATAAGCATAATCGCCAACCTGCGGTTGTAACGGCACGCGCGCTTCCCGCTGCTACCAGAACCCTTCACATTTTGCGGGCAGGTAGCACATTTCTTACTCTGCGGGTCGGTAGCGCCTTCATCTGGGGTGTCCCCAAGGTTAGACCAACAATCGGGCAGTTTTGCCGCGCCGTTCGGGTCATACGCATCCGAGTAGTAGGTACGCGAAACAGCGGGTAAAGCATTCACTACGATGATATTGATTTCATCAGCCACAGGATTACCAACTGGCTCTCCGTTCACCATGCGTTTGAACTGGTGCTGCGAATTAAGGGCTACGCGGCGTGTGGTGCCAACCCCCGGCTGGTCTTTAACCTGCTGCCCCAACGCGGTCAGCTTGCCAGTGCGCTTCGTCGCCACCACTGCGTTCTTGTCTTCAAAAATAGTCAGATTGGTATCAGTCATATTCGCCTCACTTGTTGGATGGTTTACGTACTTGGATGGTGTATTTGCGGTCTGTATTCAAACCTATTGGGTGGTTGTCGGGGTGGTCCTCAAGGAACTGCCGCATAGCCCCATTATTGACGCGTTTTTCCAGTAGGTAGGGGGCATTATTCTGCACAATAAACTCGTGCATTGCCTCCCAATCACTAGCCCAAAACCGTTCAGTAACGCGTCTGGACACTGTGCCGACAGGGGTTTTGATACTATCTGCCCCTAGTCTGTTGCACTCGTCCAGCAGCGCGTTGCTTACGGTTTCAAGGTTCTCTTTAAGTGGTGCTAGCCTTTCCTTCAGGGCTTCTTCCTGTTCGGCTATGCTAGCGCGTAGGCCTGTGTATGCTTTCACAAGTGTCGGCATATCAAGCCCTATTTCGGGTTCTTCAGTCATAGTTTGCTCCATTCCCTACTCTAGTTATAGATGGTGTTTTACATTGTCAAGCTAGTTTTCGATTTCCATACGATATAAATCAATTATTTTTTGGTGGTTCTCAATATTCCCGTTCAGCATTTTGTAGAGGTGGTCCTCAACAGGGCTTCCCTTTATATGCACGATGGTCATGAGGTTGTGCTGGCCCGGACGGTTTATGCGGGCATTGGCTTGTAGATAAGTCTCTACGCTCGTTACTGGGGCGTACCAGATTATTGTGTTTGCTGCCGTAAGGGTAAGGCCATGGGACGCTGCCTGTGGCTGTATCAGCAGCACTTTGACATTGTCCCCCTCCTGAAAGCCTTTCACTATGTCACTACGTCGATTGACTGAAACCTTGCCATTGATAACATCCGACTCCACCCCTGCCTTATCCAAAGCCTTTTTCAATAGGTTTATAGTGTGGGTGAAGGGGATGAACACCAAAACTTTATGGCTGCTCTCGTTGATCGCCTCTAACACTACGTTAAGCCTGTTACTTACGTCGAACTCCATTGTATCACCATCGTCGGTGTACGCCGCGCCCCCGCTGATCTGGAGTAGTTTGTTTATGTTTGTGGCTGCGTTGATAGAGGTAACATCTTCACCCCCCGCGGAGATAAGCATCTGCTGCTTTAGTATATTATAATACTTCTGCTGCTGCAGCGTAAGCGGTGCCTCCCGCTCAACCACAGTCACTTCCGGCAGGTCTAGGCATTGATCTTTTTCAAACCGGATAGCCGGTTGGAGCGCGCTGTGTACCACGGTATCCGCATGGGCTTTGGCCACCCACTTGAACTGTGTCGCCTTATACATAACTTTATCGCGGAACGCCCCAAAATACTTGGGTACTCCCTCTGGGTTGACCAGTTTTGCTAGCCCAAAAGCATCTGCAGGGCTTTGCGCTGCGGGCGTACCTGTAAGCATCCACAACCAAGGTATCTTCTGGCTAAGGCGGTTCAGCACCTTCCAGCGGGTTGTCTGTGAATTTTTGTATGCGTTAGCTTCATCAACCACTATCATATCAAAACCACCGTCGAGGATTTCCTTCTCGACTACGGCTACGCCATCAGGGTTAATGATTACAAACTCCGCCCCTACAGCAAGGATTTTCCTACGTTCTGTGGCGCTACCATGCGCCACAGAACAAGTCCGGTGCATAGCAAAGGTGAACAGGTCTTGCTGCCACGCTGATTTCATAATGGATAGGGGGCAGATAACCAGCACACGGTTGATTTCACTCTGCTCCATAAGATAGTCTGCGCTCCATATAACCGAAGCGGTCTTGCCGGTCCCTTGCTCGTTGAAGCAGAAGGCCCGCTTGCGTATAGACAAGAAGGAGGAGGTAGTGCGCTGGTGGTCGAAGGGGGTAAATTTACCCGTCCATGTATAATCCCGCAGCATGGGGGAGGGGGTGTCTGCGTAGCCTAATTCGGCAAGGGCTTTGGCCTCGGAGGTTCCCCAGAAGACAGCGGTTTCCCCACCTCCGATATCCTTATATCTCGTGATCTTCTTTTTTAGGGCCAACAGGTCCGTGTGCTGGAAGACCAGCGCCTTGTCTTCTACGATTTCCATACTTGCTCATTTCCCGTTGCGTTTTGCTCTGTTTTTGCTCCGCGAGATTACTTTCAGGTTGCTAGCCTTGTTGGTCCCACCTTTAGATATCGGTTTTGTGTGGTCTACGTCTTTGCCATCCCCCTTCTTGGCTTTCCCTGCCTTCACCATCTTGGCTCTGGCAGCGTTGGTTTTGGCCCGCCGCTTCTTATACACTTCTGTGCCACCATATTTTCCATATTCTTTTTTATATGGGCGAGGCGTTTTGGTGTACGGCATTGCTATCTCCTAAGTATGTATACTATTCTTGATATGGTGTAGCATATTACGGCGCAAAGACATAGATATGCTAACCCTACTCCCCATAGGTTCAAAATCCATCACTGATGCCCAAAATAGTTCATCTTGTATCGCTACCCGTAACTCGTCACGGATAAGCGCTCGTACATCCCCCTGTAATTTTAGAGACATAGCTGCGGTTTCTTCGTCCATCACTTCTCTCCTAGATATACTTGGGCGGCGGTGAGGGCTGCGCGGGCTTGTTTTATCCGATTAACTACGCCCAATTTCGCGTCTTTGTTTCCCCAAGGAACCTCCTCAATCATCCACTCCGCTTCATGGCAAGCACCGCCTAAAGCCTCGACGCATCCCTCTCAATATCTTCCTGCTCGGCGCGGTCGTTCATTGCATCGTCGGTCATGGGGCGGTAGCCGTAGGAACAGTGAAAACAAACAACGCTCTCTGTGCCACCTCCCGGCGTTGGTTTTACATCCCATCCCAACCCTTCACACTCCGGACATTCTATTTCAGGATTGGTCATCGCTGGCCCTGCCCATTCAAAGCCTGCCATTCCTCGATCCATTCAAGGGCCATCTCCGCAGCAAAGCCGCCACCAGTATCATCGCCCGGCTTGTCGCCTTTTCTAATCATAGCGAACCACTGTTCTGATGGATCAGATGCGTTGTGGTGGATTTTGTTGTAATCAACGCCCCTCGCGTTTGCGATTGTTCCGACGAGACAGGCGCACTCGCCTTCATATTGAGAGCCATCTACACGGCCATTGCGTAGGCTCTCAGCGAGTGCGGGAACCTCGGTTTTGTTTTTGGTCAACGTCATCCACAAACATGACTGGAAAGAACGCAGGTAGACACCGCGCAGGTCGGCACCGCGCAGGTCGGCATCGTGCAGGTCGGCATCGCGCAGGTCGGCATCGCGCAGGTC